CTCAGTTTCCAATCGCGAAGTAAAAAGCACTGATGCCGTTAAAACCTCGGTTAAATCCGGTCAGGCTTGAGGAAGAGATATAGAGCGTGTCCCCGGTGACGGCCGTCGCCGTGTTCTGGTCCGGTGTGATGAAAATTTTGAACAGGTTGTTAGGGAATGCGATGGGAAAGGTCACACCGAAAGCAGTCGATGTAATAGCCCCCCACAGCATCATGAAACCGCCAAGCCAGGATGGAAGTCTGATCCAACCAGTAGGACCAAAGCTGTAGGAGAACCCGGCAGCGGTGGCAATTGCCGACATGGCACCGCGAATCCAGCTGGTGCTGGCCGGCTTCGCGCTATTGTCAACAAAGGTCGGATCGGCTGCGGCTGTCAATCCACCGTCATTGATCATGGCTCCAATGGCTTGGTGCAACTGATTGCGGGCGCCTGCACTTGGGACTAGGCCTTTAGACTCGATGACTGTGAGCAACTCCTCTTGCAAATTGTTGAAGAACTCAGCATTGCAGTCAGTGGGAATGATGCCGAGAGCCAGATCCCCGTTTTTGAAGCCATGTTTCCCGGCGCCGAACAAATCGACGGCTTTGGTTGGCGTATTAATGCGGTCCATTGAATGGGCTCCTAGGGTGCGTAGGAAAAAATGACGTTGGTGTGGCCGGGTTTGCGCTTTTCAAAAAAGCATTCGATGACACTTGGTTCATAGCTCTGCAGCGCCGCATCGCACGGGCTGTTGCAGTTGAAGAACCTGGCGCTCAGCGCAGGGCGCGGAATATTCACGCGCCATACAAACTTGTCTGCCTGGGTATACAGCGCGTCATTGCAACTGCTGTTGCAGGTGAATGGTTTGAACTCCGTGATGGTTACACCAGGCTCGCCCAGGCGCTCCGCTTGGCCGATGAAGTAGGGGCGAGATTGGCCCCCCTCTTCGGTGAGCCGCTGAAAAGTCATAAGCTGCCGATCGGCAAGTTGAAGCCCCACCGGTGAGCAGGTATCCGGCAGTCCGAGCAGGCGCTCCCAGTCCGGCAGCATGCTGGTCGCACGACGCGGATCTGCCTGTTCAAGCAGGTCTTCAAATTTCAACTGCACCGCCAGAAACATGGCTGCAATGGCGCCCAGAACCTTCGAAAGCACACTGTCAGGGTCGCGCGTGAAGGCGCGGCCAGGCGGCAGCATGGCCCGTAGGGAGGCAACCCAGTCGTCCAGCCTCACAGCCATGTGATCACCCCCAGCATGGGCATCTGGCCCGTCGTGTGTGCCTGATTGGCCGCCGGAACTGTCAGCACGTGGTCTGTCTCGCCGGCCGCAATTGAAATCGCCTCGCGCTGGTGGGTGATCCGCATGGTTTCACCAGGCTTCGCCTCATTCCTATACAAGGCCTTCAACTCAGCCTCAACAGCAGCCCTGGTGGCTGGCGTGTCGGGCGTGAGTTGGATGCTGAAATTCTGTGGCGTTGCAATGGGCGCCACCACATAAAAACCAGCCGTGACCGGGCGCTTGGCATCGATATAGTCCTGCACGGCCGTCACCTCGCCAGCGTCCGGAATGATGGATGCGTCATCGTCACGGACAAACCGAAGCACGATGGTGCCGGCACCTTGCTCACCAGGGTAGGGCCATGCACGCGTCACACCAGGCACCTCAAGCGCCCAGTCCACATAGTCGTCAAGGCTCCCGCCTTGCGGCGCACGGCGAACCCGCGCAAGAATGCGGGCACGCCAAGCCTCGATGCCCTCAATATCAGACCCACCAGACAAGGCCGTCTGTGCTGTGGCCACCGCATTCACGCCAGGTATAGGCGTGCTCAGCGTGAGCGCGGTGCCAATGATGGCGTTCCCAACCTGGCCGGCCTCGACGGCTTCCACCGCAATGGTGGCCACACCGGCAGCGATGATGCCGGCAACCGTGGTCTGATACTGCACCGCGTCTGAGCGCTGCACAATCGTTCCCACATCAATGGAAGATCCGTTCACCCCGGTGAACTGCACAGTGCCCGTTGCAGCGGCGGCCTCTTTGCGAGACCGCCCCCAGCGCGCGCCATGTGCCGGTAGATGATCGGCATCGGCCTTGTCGGGCCACATCTGGTCGTTCAGTCGCTCGGCATACTTGTAGAGGGTGTCCAGGCCGCCAGCCATCACGCGGTTGATCACACCGACCAGGCTGTTGCGCACCCGTGCCAGCACACCAGGCTGACGGCTCTCGAACTCAGCCGCGCCCTTATCGATCAGCACTGAAAGTGAGTCGCGCTCAAGCGGCATTTATGCCCCCCTCTCCGGCAAGACGCCAGATCTGTCGAGCCTCATCGAACTCGAACCGAAAGCCCCGCGCGCCATCGTCCAGATGCACCTTGATCAAGGCTGCCATCCAACCCATGCGGGGAATGAACACCGTCACACCCACTGTCGTGGCCAGGCCGTCATCAATGAGCCACTGCAGCGCTTCTTCGCAGTACTGCCGGCAGCGCTGCACCGTGCCCTGCAGCTGCTTCTCGCGCTGCAGCAGCCACAGGCGCGAACCGGTCTTGTGCTGGTTGCCAGCAAAGGCATCAGCCCACCAGCCACGCCGGTCTTCGCCGGGATTTACCTCATAGCTCTCAGCCAGGCGGTCGCTCATCAGGGACACCATCACAGCGCTCGCCAGCGAACTCTCCGCGCGCAGATCCGTGCCGTCGATCGCTAGATCGAAGGCCTGCAGCTTCGGGTCATAGATCAGGGCCAAGTCCATTGTTCGAGTCTCTTCAAAAGCCGTTAATGCGTCTCTTAAATCGGTTTAATCAGACCGCCTGGTTGGGGCCGTTGGTTGGGCTGCCTGCAACGTTGTTCTCGTTGTGGTCGTGGTTGGTGTAGGTGCTGCGCATCTGCGCCATCGTGCGGCCGAGAGGCGTGTCGCACTGGTCCTTGATCTGCCCCGTGGAATCAATGTCCGCCTCTACCCGCAGCTTGGTCAGGTTGACCATCTTTACCAGATGGCCGGCACCGTCGATCACAATGCCGTCGCGGGTCAGGTGCACCTTGTGGCCCAGATCGTCATAGAGGGCAACCTCACCCTCCTGCAGTCCCGTCAGCCGGTAGCGACGGTCATCCACATTGATAACCACCGTGTGGCCCGTGCTGCCGCCTACTGCCAGCGCAATGCCTTCTGCGCCAGCCTTGGCGCGGCTACTCAATCCGTAATGCTGGAAGTGCTCGACATCGTCCGCCCCCTGGTCGGCCAGCAATCGAACCTGCACCATCTGCAATTTCGCCGCATCGTTCACCAGGCCAATCACGGCGCGGCCGATCATGCCGCGCACGCGTGCCATCAGCCGATCACTCATCACGCACCCCCCGTTTGTCGCGCGGGTTGGGCGGCGTCAACTCCCAGCTCGGTGTGAAGCCATCGCCTTTTTTCTTCTTTTCCTTCTGGGTCTTGTCGTTCAGCTTGGCGTTGAGCTTGCTTCGGCCAACTCCCTCCACCAGCTGGAAGGCCTCCGGCCTGGCAAACGTCAGGTCCGTCACCTTGCCCAGCTCAGTGATCTGGTAGCTGCAGCTCACAATCAGCAGCTCCATGTCGACGTTCATGCGGTCACTGGTCACATGCACCAGGGTGTTCGGCTGCCACAGCGGGCCTTCCTGGCCGTCCTTGCCAGTGCGCCAGCCCACTACGGTGCAGCCGCCACGTTTGCCCCGGCCCATGCGCACCTTCACCTCCCAAGCCGCACGGTCTTTGAGCGACTTGGCGCTGGTTCCATGCTCGGCAATCACTACCAGCGGTCGGTACCGGTCGATCTCTTCATCCTTGGCCAAAGCCTTCAAATGCGCAGCAGCCTCAGCGTATTCATCGTCATCACCCGGCACCTGGCCCTTGAGCGTGATCTCGCTGTGGCGTTCCTTCCAGCTGTGCTTCGAGTGGAACTTTTTCATGTTCACACCTTCCACCAGCTGCACGCCAGTGCTCACCGTGCTGGCAGTGGTCAGCAGCAGGTTGCCGTCTGGTGTGCTGACCACCAGCACAGCGCGCAGCCGGCATGCCCGGTCAATGGCGTCGAAGGCCTTTTCGCCTTCCTCCAGTGCGAAGCGCTTGAACACCTCACCCGTGTCCACGCCCGGCGCCACTGATACCGAGATCCCGAAAGGCCGCGCTATGTCCGTCACGATCTGCCGCAACCCCACGCCGCGCCATTGACCGGTCTTGTAGATGGCCGAGCAGTCCACCAGATCGCCGGTCTTGTCCCGTCCGGCCACCCGCACCGTACTGCTGGTGTCGGTATCGTCTGTCTCGAAGTCATCGATGTGGCCGGTGATCACCAGGTCATCGCCCAGGCGCACCTCGCAGGGCAGCCCTTCACGCAGCCGTACGGGTTCATCCACGCCTGGCCAGCGGCTGGTGAGCTGGAGCACATAGCCGCCCGCAATCTGCTCGATGCTGCGAAGTACTTCCAACCGCGTCCAGCCGCCATAGGCTGTGCCGTCAATGATCAGCGTGCACTCGTTGTCGTGCTCGTTCACCGCAGCACCTCCAACGGCTTCGCCGGCACGAATGCCGGGTGTTTCACATCGTTGCGAGCCACCAACTCGTCGGCGCGCGTTGCATCCTGGTAGATGCGATGGGCCAACACCACGGCCGGCAATACCGATTGCGGCGTGAAGACAGACCGCTGCAGCAGAAACTCGCTGCGCGCGGCCACATCACGAACAACGGCCACCCGCAGATCCGTCAGCGCCTTGGACACCTCGGCCGGCGGATCGTTCACCTCAAGTTCGGTATCAATCTGCGCCACCAAGGCATCACGCAGCGCCGTGGCCTGGCTGGCCGTGGCCAGCGCATCCGTGGTGGCCAGCGCCACGGTCAACATGCGCGCCTGGTTGCTCAAGCTCAGCCTGCGCTGCAGATCTGCCTGGGCGGTGTCGTTGGCCAGGCTGCGGGCGCGTGTAGACCCGCTCAAGGCAACAGCCGGGGAGCGTGTGTTGGCAGAAAACACCGACTGCAACTCCGAGAAAGCCGACACCGGACGCTGCACCTCCTGCACCAGCTGGGCGTAAATGCTGCGCAGGCTCTGTACCAGCACCACCGGCGTGCGGATGAGCTGCGCCAGGTTGCCCATCAACCGGCCCACCTGGACCACAATCGTGCCCAGCCCGCCCACGCTGGTGACCTGGCGCGCTGTCTGCAGCAGGCCGCCCACGGTCGCCGTCATGCGCTTGAGCGCCTGGGTGGAGAGCACGCTCGCGCCTTCCACTGAAAACTCTTTCCCGAAGGCTGCCTCGGTGGCCTCATCCGCTGCATTCGCCGTGCGTTCAACCTGCGCCACCGTGTTTTGAACGGCTATTGGAAAGGTGTTTGAAGTGTCCTCGACGAAGGTCACCGAAATGCGCGCCATGCCGCCGCGCTCCGGCGTCTCCTTCACGCTTACCTCGCCGTCGAGGGACACCTTGCGCAGCCCGTAGCGCGGGTGAATCAGCTCCCCGGAGCCTTTGGTCTCGAAGGCCTTGACCAGCGCATCCCGCTCTGCCAGGTAGTTCGGGCCGATGACATAGGCCTCCACCACAAAGCGGCGCGCCCGGCGGCCCAGGTCATCCACATAGGCCTCGTCGCGCTGCGGGTACTCATTCACCACATTGCGCCGGCCCACTTTCATGTCGGCGTCCACCGTGCGGAACGGCACGCCCCGGAAGCTGCCCGCCACCAGCACCCGGCCGTCCGGCAGGGTGACGTGGCTCAGTTGCTCGCGCCAGGCCATCAGCTACCTGCCGCCAGGTTGGTTTGCCCCAGGCTGGTGTTGATCCGCGTGCCGTTGAACGGCCGGACCTCGGCCTGCACCGCCACGTTGGGGTTACCCAGCACACGCACCGTCAGCTCGCCGCCCACCTTCGTGTTCTTCAGCGCCTCGTTGATGGCCACGGCGCGCTGAGCCTCTTCGTTGCCGAAAATGCTCAGCACCTTCGCCACTAGCTCACCAATGCGATCGCCGACCTGGTTGCCTTCCAGGCCGAATTTATAGATGCCGGTGCCAACGCCATACCCCGCAGCACCCGCCAGTCCTGCGCCGGCTGCAGCAGCCCCCAGGCCGGCAATGCCCACAGGGGCGTTCCCCAGCAGCGCCGCTACCCCGGCCATATTGCGCAGCTTGGCCAACATGCCGACAGAAGCCGCACCTGCAGCACCAGCGCCCAGCAAACCGCCCGCGCCGCCCCCGCCGTTCATTTCAGACCAGTTCGTCACATAGACCGGCATCACGCCTGAAGCAGCCTGCAGGGCCTTGCCCTCAGCCACGCCCGCTGCCACACCTCCGGTGCGGCCGATCAGCCTTCCCACCACACCCGGAACGACGCGAGACAGGGCATACACACCCGCAGCACCCGCAAGCGCACCGCCTGCGATCGCGCCGCCACCCAGGCCCAGGCCACCCTGTTCCTTGCTGTCCAGCAGGTATTTGATGGCACGCTCGATCACCTTGTTGATCGGCCGCGCAAAACCCTCGGCCGACTCGCGCAGCGTGTTCTTCAGGCGCGACGACTGATCCGCCGCGTTGGCAATCGCGGTCGGCAAGTCCTTCTTCAGCGTGCCGCCGGCATTCTTGATCTCTTCTTCAAACTTGCGGATGTTCTCCAGACCCTTGCCGCTGAGCAAGGCGAAGATCCCGCGCTGTGTATCCAGATCGGCCTTGCCGAAGGCCTTGCTGATGTACTGGAAGCGCTGCGCGTCGGTGTTGAGCTTCACGAAGCCCTTGCGCATGTCCTCCAGCACGGCAATGCCGTCGCGCCGGCTGCCGTCCTTGGCAAAGAACCTTACGCCCGTGGCCTTCTCGGCATCCTTGGCATAGTGGGCGTTGGTGAACAGCCGCAGGGTCGAGTCCGCAAGCGTTGCCAGGCGCTCCGGCTGCCGTTCGATCTGAGACAGCCCCTCAATGAAGGCCAATGTCTTCTCAAACCCCATGCCGGCAGACTGCGCCCGCTGCGCCACGCGCGGGAAGATGCTCGACAGGTTCTCCAGCTCAGCATTGCCCAGACGTCCGGCCACCGTCATCTGGTCCAGCATGGTGGTGGCCACACCGACCTTGGAAAGGTCGAGGCCGAAGTTGGCAGAGCCCACAGTCAAGGCGCCGCTCAGGGAGTCTTCGTTGGCACCCGTCACGGCCTTGGCCAGGCTCACCGCCTTGGTGGCCTCCATCGCTTCCTTGTACTTCAGGCCCGCCTGTACCAGGTTGTTGAATCCCGCCACCGTGTCTTCGATCACGCCGCCGTTCTTCTTCACCAGGCTGAACATGGTCTTGTAAGCCTCAGTCTGCTCGGCCGCCGTCATGCCGGCCGTCAGCCGCACCTGAGTGAGCTTCTTCTCCAGCAGCGCCGCGTTCTTCTGCGTCTGCACCAGCCCAACCCCCAGGCCCAGCGATGCCAGCTGCCCTTGGTACGACTGCATGAAGCTCTTGAGCCGCTGGAACTCTGCCCTGGTCGCATTGGCAAACGAGCGCGTACCTTGCTGCGCCTGTTGCGTTGCACGCAGGTAGCTGGCAGCATTGCCGTCAATGCGGACGCCGACAACGTAGTTCGTGCTCATGATTTAGGGTCCGTCAACTTGCTCAGTTTGGTAACGTAGAACTCGAATTCGGCGATGGGCAACGCCATGATCTCGGCGCGGCTCCAGTGGAACTTCAGCGCCAGCAGCATCACCTGGCCAAGCAGGGTCTGCCGCTTGGCGACTAGTCTTCCCCCAGCCGGTCGGCCTCCTGCAGGGCGGATGAGATCTCGCCAAACCGCGCCGGGCTCAAGGTCTTGAAGTGGCCTGGCACAAACGGCCCGGTGAAGTCGCCAGCGCGCACGAGCTGCAGGCAGGCCATCTGGATGTTGAACGAATTGGGCTGATAGGCCGAAGCGATCTGCTCAGCCTGGCACACATCGTCCATCGTGGCGGGGCGTACTTCGATCTCGGTGGCTTCCTTTCCGCCTACCTTCCAGGGCTTTTTCAGGGTCTTGATCAGCGTTCCGTTCATGACTTTCTCCAATGTTTAAAAGCGGTTTAATGCAGGTGTTTCAGTGGCAAAGCCACCCGAAGGTGGCTTGTCGTCGAGCTTGAAGGCGTCAGTCCTCCAGGCACTCGGTCGCGCTGAATTCCAGCGTCACCTCGCCCTTTTCCAGCTTCGGCGGCTTGGTGCAAAAGGCTTCGATCAACGTATAGACGCGACCCGAGTCCGTCTCGAAGGTCAGCGTGCCCGTGAATGCCTGCAGCTCCTTCAGCTTGGTGTTGCTCGTGTGGCTGATCTTGCAGTCGACCTTCGGCACAGACATCTTCTCCGTGTAGCCGTCAATGCCGGAGTCGCTCGACACCGGCTCACGCTCAACACCGCCAATGTCCAGGCTTGCGCCTTCCTTGCTGCGAATGCGCTGCCCGTTGAGCGCGATGAATACCCGGCCAGAAACTTGAGCCATGAGACCTCCTATTTACAGAATGAACTGGAGCGAACCAGCAAACACGTTGAACTGGTTGACGCAGTCCGCCGGGATGATGGCGTTGACACGGTTGCGGTCCACCATGCTGCGCACTACGCGGGCATCTTTCTGGAACAGCTTGAAGTTCTCCAGAATGCCAACCTTCTCCAGCTTGCGCCCCGTGGCCATCATCACGCTTCGGATCATGCGCGGCGTGGCTACCGGCTGGCCCTCCTCAAATTCGGTGCCGTCATCGGCCAGCTTGTGGCGCGGAAAGGCCAGCGCCTGGTCAACGCGGAACGAGAAGCGCATGAAGTCAGCCGACCACTTGGTGTTGAGCAACATGTAGCTCACATCGTCGATGCCCTGCGGGTTGGTCTGGTAGGTCGTGATGATCTGCTCGATCAGCACCGTGCCGTCCTGCGCCACCGTGAAGGTGCTGATGCCATCGCGCAGCAGCAGTTCGCGCTCGGGTTGGCTGAACAGGTCCGCCTCGGTGGGGGCCATCAGGCCTGGCACCTCCAGCGTCTTGAAAGGCCGGGCCGGGTCAATGGCGCCATTGAACTCCACCACCGATGCCATGCGTGCTGCCCAGTTGTAGGCGCCTTGCGGCGGCCGGCGCACACCCATGAACGTCTCATGCACGTTGTTGCGTGCTGAGCCGAAGGTGGTCAGCCCGCCATGCGTGCCTTCCTTGCCTGCGAACAGGTGGCCGGTGCGCATGTCCATGCCGCCGAAACGGCTCGACAGCTCCACCTTGAGCTTGTCGATGTTCGAGGTGTCTGTGTAGCAGGTGACGATGGTGTAGTAGCGCTCATTGGCAATCGCCGCCAGTGCGTCTGCCACGTCCGGGTTGCCGGTGCCCACCACGCCGCTTGCCACCACCGCCGTCAGGCCGGCTGGCAGCACTTCGTCGCTGTAATACCCCACGCGGATGTCGATGTCGTTGCCGAACACACCCTTATGCCGGGCGGTAAAGGTCACCACACCCAGGGCTGCAACAGCCGTCACCGGGCCGTCCAGGAAGGCGTTTACGGCCGTGGCCACATTGGCCGCCACTGCGGTGGCCGTGTCGGCCAGGCTCACGCCCACGTTCACCAGCTCGCCATTGATGCGCAGAGCCAGCGTGCCAGCGCCGGTGGCCGGGCCAGTAAGGGTGAGCGTTTGGGTGGCCTGAACGCCGGCAACCAGGTCATCCAGGGCAATGGCCCACATGTCCGATTCCTTGTTCACCTGGCGCGCGCCGCGCAGCATTTCATGCAGCACCGAGCCACGACCGAAGTAATTGGCGGCCTCGCCAGGCGCATTGATGCGCTTGAGCACGCCGGCAGCCACCGTGCCGGCCGCGAGCTTGTTGCCGATGAAGAGCATGCGCCGCGCCTGGGCCACCAGGTTGCCTCCCAGTGCCTTGCTGTTGTCGATCTCGATGAACTGGCCGCCCGTGCGGATGTCGATCGGGATCGTATTGAACGTGATGTTGTCCGGCATTTAAAACTCCAGTTGAAAGGCTTTGAACAAACCGGCTTACTTGCGAGAGGCCTTGGCGCCAGCCTCTGCGCCAGGCACGGCCGGGGCGGCCTCCACGGGCGGCTCGGCAATGACCACGTCGCCATCGCTGATGCGGCGCAGCCAGTAGCTCTCGCGGTTGACCCACTCGCCGTCGGCAGCCAGGTGGCCGTTGACCGGCTTGCGCACCTTCAGGGCCGGCTGGCCGTCCGGTTGCGGGGTAGGTTTGATGAAAATACGTTCAGTCATGCGCTTGCTCCAGGTAGTTGAATGTCCAGCTGCAGATCCGGCCGGCTGGTCGTGTAGTTGGGCGGATCGGCCAGCCAGCTGTCGTACTCCACCGAGCCGGCGTCGGCCGGCACGTCCATGTCGGCATGAAAGTGGGTGTAGTCGTTCAGCTGCTGTAGCTGCGCCTCGCCGTAGTCGTGGTCGAGCTGGACCGGGCTGCTGGTGAGCTTGATCTCCACCGCCGCAATGCCGGCCTGCTCGAAGATCTCTTCATCCACCATCTCGCCGGACGTCACGCTCCAGTGGCACAGGCCCAGGGTCTTGTTGTTCAAGGCGCGGATCGCCATCGTCAGCAGGTGATCGCATCCCAGGTCAATGCCGTCCCCCTTGCGCGCCTGGGCGTTGCCCGCCACATTGCGTACCACACCGGCCACGGTGAACTCCAGCGTGGCCTCGTCATCTTTGACCGTGAATCGCCCAGGCACTACGTAAAAGGCCGGCACGTCTGCCACGTAACGCTGCAGCAGCTTGTCACCCATCAGCTTGGGCAGGCTGTCCACCGTGCGCACCTTGCCCTTCACATCGCGGTGGTCGGCCAGCGCGGCGATCAAGGCGTTTTCATGCAGGGCCAGCATCAGTTGCCACCCTTTCCGACGGAATAGCCCTGGGTGGGATTGCGCGCGGCGTTGTAAACCACTTCACCAGCCAGATTGATGATCTCGCGGCCGTCCTCTTCATTGACGCCCACAAACGGCCGCGCCGGAAGCGTGACCTTCTTGACCGTCACGAAGCCGCCACCAGGCAGGCGGAAGCGCAGCGCGGCGGCCGTTTTGGCCTTGATCACGGCGCCAAAATGGTTGGGGCCGGCGTAGACCACGTTGGTGCCCCAGCTCGTACCGTTGTTGTCTGAGCCGTGGGTGATGCTGCGCAGCAGCCGGGTTTTGTGCACCAGGGTCTGGCCACCCAGCTCACGCACCCGGATGCTGGGCACCCAGCGCTTGCGGTCGGGGCCGACCTGGTTCTTGAAGCGCAGCCGCGTGCTGCTCTCGCCATACTGGCCGATAGCCTCCCAGATCGGCCGTGGCCGCTGGCCCAGCGCGGCCATGCGGGCCAGTCCGTCTCCCAGCGCCTCCAAGCCGTTCACATGGGCTTCAATCATGACGCCGCTCATAGGAAGGCCTTGCTGTCGTTGCCGCGCTTCCAGATCGAGCCGCCGCTCACCAGCTCGGCTGCTGCGCTGCTCACCGGCTGCACACCGCTGGCCGCATCCGCGCCAAGGCTGACGACGCCCCTGGCCACATCGGCCAACCACTTGATGTTGGCTGCGTGGCGCTCCTTCACCGTGTCGGTGACCTGATCGTCATACAGGTAGAAGCGTGCCAGCTCGCAGGCCACGCGCTGCAGCACCGCCGGCACCGGTGCCAGCGGCAGGGTGTAGCGGGCGCTGATGTAGCCGTTGATGGTGTCCTCGGCGTCCTGCAGGGCGCGCTGCAGCACCACCATTGCGCCTTGGGCACGCGCCACTTCCTCGACCGTGTAGCCCGCCAGGCTGGCGCCAGCCGCCACATCGGTCAGCAGTTTGTCCTTTACCAGGCGCGGCACGCCGCGATCGACGCGCTGGGCAATCTCAGCAGCGTCGAAGCGGGTCAGCAGTTCGGTGGCGGTAGCGTAGGTCATGGTCTTTAAGCTTTAAGGGATGCACACTTGGGTGCGCATTCCTGAAACCTCAGAAAAGGCCCGGTGGCGTTACCCACCGGGTCTCCTGCTCAGCTGCTTTGCAGTTGGCTATTTCTTCTTCGCCTCGGATGCCTTCTCTTCAGCGGGCGGATCGATGTCCACCTCCTGCGTGACGAGATTGGGGTCGGTGGTGATCGCCAAGACCTGGTCCTCGCTCAGTTCGCTCAGCGGAATGACCTTGGCTTCGCCCGTGAAGGTGTGGCCGCCCCGGCGAAAGCTCGCCGGACGTGCGGTCACCTTCAGACCCCGGGTCTCGGGGCCTGCGGGCTTGGATTTGCTTGCTGCTGCCATTTAGTTCTCTCCTGGAGTTAATCAATCAGCCGCCTGGTGCTTAGGGCAACCAGGGGCAGGTAACGACCACGGCGGTGTTGCGGTAGACGTTGTCGGCGCCGTTGGCCAGGCGCTCGGCCGTCACCACGTCCAGGGCGGCCTTCTCGTTGGACGGGCCAACGAGCAGCAGATTGGGCATGATGCCCAGCGGCTTGCCGGCGTCCGACTTGAAGCCCATCATGGCCGTGCGGGCGGCGCCGTAGCCGGTGGCGTCGAGCGTGGCCTTGCTGCAGTAGGCCTGCTGCCACAGGCCGAAGCCCACGTTCAGTCGGCCATCCACACCGAACACGTATTCGTTCTTGTCGAACACGTTGTTGTCGGTCAGGTTGGTCTTGGCCACGAAGTCGTATTCACGCCGCATCTGCAGGATGAAGGGCTTGACCATCTTGCTCATGTCCAGCAAGTACCAGGGGTTGTTGCCGCCGGCAGCCGTGTAGTTGCTGACGCTCACCTCCTGGCCAGACTGGCCGACCGGATGGTCGGTGTCGAAGAAGTACTGGCCGTCGTAGCACAGCGTCGAGGTGCCGGCTGCAATGAGCGCGAAGAGCAGCTCGTCGGGATGCAGCGCCGCATCCTGGCCGAGCTGGCCCATCAGCGGCGTATAGACGCCGTACTGGTCATCATCGATCGCATCGCGCGGCACGGCCACAGTGTTCTCGAAGGTCTTGTTCTTGATGCTGTAGCCATGCAGCTTGAGGTTCTGGTAAACCCGTTCGCCCACCCACTCGCGCATCTTGGTGTTCGCTCCAAGCCAGCCATAAACCTCTTCGCCCGTGGTCGACGGCACCTTCATGGCGATCTTGTCCCACATGGGCTTGGCCGAACCAAACGCCGCTTTGAAAGCCGCGTTGAAGCCCTGTTTGAGCATTGCCAGGTTGGCCGGTGTGATGACCAGGCCGCCGAACGCCAGGCCGGTGAGCCAGTCGCCGTGCATGGGCGCCTGCAGCGCCATCAGGGTCGTGCCGGCATGCGCCGGGTTGTGCCCGGCCAAGACCAGGAAGGCGCCGATCGCCAGCAGCACAACGGCTGCCAGGAGGCGGTGGGGCGAGAAAAAGTTTTTCATGAAGCTCTCCGAAGTTGATGGGAATGGGGTCAGACGAACTCGATCCAGACGCCTGTGGCGTCCACGTCGCGTACCTTGCCGGCCACGCTGCGCGTGCCGGTACCGTCGGTCTTGGCAACCGTCTGGTTGTCCACGATGTAGCAGCTGGAGCTGATCTCGGCGATGGTGATGGCATCGGCTGCCGCGCTGTTGGCAAAGCGGAACCAGCCGTCGCGGCGCACTTGCGCCTTCACATCGCCGCTGGCGCCGCCCGTGTTGTCCACGGTTTCATTGAAAACGCCCACCGCCTTGAGCGTGGTGGCGGTGGCGCCGCCTTGGGCGTAGCCAGCGGCGGTGAGGGCCGCAATGGTGCCGGCCAGCACCTTGGTGGCAGCCAGCACAGGGTGGGCAGCCATGTCGCCGGCACGGCGCTGGGTGTCGCGTTCAGTTGTGATTGCAGTCATGTTGACTCCAGGTAGTTGATGGTCTTTTCAGCCAGGTGCTTCAGGCAGCTTGCTCAGCGCCGGCACGGAACTGTTCGATGGTCAGCCCCATGTTCCGGCACATGGCCAGTTCATCGGCGGTCGGCTCGGCCTTGGGATCGCGTTGGCTGACTTTCTTGCCGGCGGTCTGGCTCAAGCCGGCCAGCACCGGGTTGCCGGGCGTCTTGTCGATCAGGGCCTTGAGCTGGGCAATGTCTTTCTTGCCCACGGCGCGCCACACGTCCTCGACCACGGCCGAGCACTTGCCTTCGGCGCGGGCGCCGGCCAGCAGTTCTTCGACCTGGCGGTCCACGCCATCAGAGCGCAGCGCTGCCACTTCGGCGTGCAGCTCGTTGAACTTGGCCAGCGGAACGAACTTGGTCGGATCGGGATCGCCACCCCCGCTGGCCTTGAGTGCAGCAATCTCGGTGGCGGCCTGCTCGGAACTCGCCTTCAGTGCGGCGGCGGCGGTAGCCGCTTCGGCGGCAGTGGCTGTTTCGGCCAGGCCCAGGGCCTTGGCCACGGTGGGCGGCACGCTTTCGGCGCCGGCCTTGAGCGCAGCCACGGCGCTGACGGCCTGCTCAGCGGTGACAGCATCGGTTTGGGGGAGGCCGAGCGCCTTCAGCAGCGCCTTCAGAACTTCATTCATGGATTGCTCCGGTTGGTGGTGGGTTGAGAAACTTGCGTTGAGCCGCGCCACGCTCTCCTGGGCGACGGGGTTCAGATCAAGGTTGGGGATGTTCACCAGGGAGGCGTTGAGCACGTCAACGACCTGGCCGGTGCTTTTGTCGTAGGCAATGACCGGGCTGATGTATTTGTATTCACCGGCCTCGATCATTTCTTTGGCCCTGGCTGTCCACTGCACATTCAGAGCGAACAGTCCCAGGCCGTCACGCCACTCGAAGGTGCTGGCCCAGCCGGACGCGGGGGCCGGCTGGCCGTTCTGCTCGGCCAGCATGGCCTGGTGCTCGTAGTCGAGGTTGAACTGCACACTGGCGTGTCGTGCATTCAACCTGGCGGCAAGGGCGCGACCTTGTGCGTCAGACAGCTTCCATGTGAGCCCCTTTCCAGGTCGGCCGTCTCGCCCGATGAATTCACCCGTCGGCAACAGGTGCACGTCAGCAGTTGCCTGCAACGTGAGTGCGAGGGTCAGGAGTGCGACAGCGGTTTTCTTCATGAGGTGCCCATCGTCGCGCGATGGCACCCCTAGCGGCTATTAAAGTGTTTTAGCTCGCATTGCCTGTTGTGCCGGCCTTGAAGGCGGCGGTCTTGTCCTGGAGCATCTTGTCCAGGTGGGCGCGGCGTCCACCGGGCGGGTAGTTGAATGCCGGGTCAACGCCCGCAGGCACCTGCATCACCTCGCCGGTGCGCTTGTTCACCATTTCGCGGTAGGTCTCAGGCGGCGCGGTGCCGACCTTCAAGCCCTCGCGGTCCAGCATGCGCTGCGTGTGCTGGATGACTGAACACTTGCAACCCCATTCCTTGATCGGCAGATGAATTTGCCAGAACGGATCGTCCGCGCGCAGCACCAGGCCGGCATAGGCCAGGTGCGTGTGGCGCGGGTTCACCGACGCGCTGCGCACATACTCAAGAAACGGAAACAGCTCCTGGTTGCGTTCGATGCGCTCCCACTGGCCTTCGCTGTAGGCCGTGGCCATATTGGTGTCGAAGATCACCTCCAGCCGGCGCGGGCTGCCCAGTTGCACCAGCTTGGTCTCGCCGTCGGCCGGGTCGGTCATCTCCTGTTTGCCCCACCAGCCGCGCTTGACCAGGCGCGGCATCAACTCTTCCTGGAAGGTAGCCAGGGTGGTGCCGTCGGCGATGGCCGCGTTCACAAAGCCCCGGATCTCGGCCAGCAGATCGAGCTGCATGGCCTTGGCCACGGTGAAGGCCGCCTGGTGCTCCTGTTGCCAGACGTCGCGGTAGTCGAAGCCGATGCGGTAGCCTTTTTGCCGGAAGAGGGCGATGGCCTCCTCCGGATTTACGGCACCCAGAATGGGCCTGAGATCGGTCTTTTTGGGCATTTAGAGCGCTCGCCCGCCAAAATACGCATGAAAACGCGCCAGCCGACCCAAACCAAGGACGCGAATGCGCCCGTTTAGAACCCTTTTAGTCGGCGCGCAGAGAAAAAAAACAGGGCTATGGGGCTTCGTTGCAGAAAAACGCCCAAAACGGCCATAAATGCGCCACAGCGCGAAACTCAATGCTGGCGCGGCTTTCCAGCCGGTTATTTGCCTCATTTTTAAGCGCCTGGCTTTTTGACCTGGTTGAGTTGGCCCCAGGCCCTGGCGGCGAACTGGCCCCGCGCCAGCAGCTCGGCCAGCTTGGCCGGATCTACCTGGCTCAAGGCGCCTTCCAGCGCATCCCGGAACTCACCCAGGCTGCTGGCGTTGGCCAGCGCGGCCTGGATCGGCTGCATGGTCTCGCCCAGCACTTCCTCCCAGCCGTCCATCATCTCGTTCACCAGGTCGTCCAGCTCGTCGCCACCGGCGCCGGCTGCCAGCGGCAGCGCCTTCAGGCTGGCACTGGCCGGCTCGGCACCCTTGGGCGCGGCCGGCGCCGTCTTGGCGGCGGTCAGCACGGGCTCGCCTTCGGCCGCCTGCGGAATCTTGAGCTTGCCATGTGCCCAACTCACCGGGATCTGCATGCCCGTCTCCACCAGTTTCGGCACGGCTTCGCTGTACAGCTTGAGATCTTCCGGCTCCTGGGTGTCGAACACCAGGCGCGGGCAGCGGCGTGGATCTGCCAGGCCCCGGTTCACGGCCAGGATGGGGTAGACCAACTGGCGCGTACAGGTGCTGCCGAGCTGCTTGGCATCGGAGTCGCGCAGGTGCTGGGCAATGTCCTGGTGCACCTTGCCCAGGGCCTGGGTGCCGTTCATGCCCTCACCACTGGTGAGCGTGCCGCCCAGCGCCACCTTGCTCTGGATGCGCTCCATGAGGTTGATCATGGCGTCGAAGCTCTTGTTGTCGCCCTTGGCCGCATCCTTGAAGTCGATCATCATGCCCTGCGGAATGATGGCCGCCGCGTCGTGGCCAATGTTCACCACCGCGCGCAGCAGCGTGGCCTTGTCTTCCTTGGTGGCAGATGGGTTGTAGATGCCCAGGCGCAGCGGCAGGCCGTAGATCTCCAGGAATTCAGCCAGGTCGCGCACAGCGTAGTTCTTGAACAGGAAGGGCCAGGCCATCACACGGTACAGGCCACTGCGCGAGATGTAGCCGCTGCGGGCGCGGTGCAGGTGCAGCATCCAGCCGAAGGGCCAGAGCGCCTCTCCATCGGCCGAGCCATCGCGCAGGCGCAGCTCGTTGCGACTGATCTGTGGGTTTAAAGCCAGTTTGAACCAGCTTTGCGGCCGGTGTTCCACCTTGACAGGCATCTGCACCTTGCCCACCCGGCTCCATTGCATTTCCAGCGCCGCATAGCCGTGGCCGATGGCATCCGTCATGTCGAACAGAACGTCGTCGAAGTCCTCCATCGCCCGGATGGTTTCCTCGGCAAACTCAGCGTCCGCTTTTTCTGCAGCGCTTGCATCCTCGGGCGGCACGATGGCCCAGTCCAGCCGCTTCACAGCACTGCGGCGCTGGTCCATCACGCTGAACAGGTGGCCGTCCTTCTCTTCCATGTCCTGGAACAGCTCATGCTGAGCCGTCAGGTCGCCCTGTTCGGCGGCCTGCAGTATCTGCGCCAGGCGTGCCGGCGTCAGCCCACGGCTGGGATGGTTCTCAAACTCATGGCGCAGCTGCGCCAGGCGCGCAGTCTGCGGCTCCTGCAGCTGGGCGCTTTCGATCGGCTTGCCGAATTGGTCAAGGATGGCCATGTTGTTTATCTCCGTTGGTTTGGCCTACCAGGCGCCGGCCTGCGTGGTGGCCAGGTCGCTGTCGCCATCGCGCTCATTGCCAGGTGCATCCCAGCGGCCGTGACGGGCCGGTGCGGCCTCGTAGCCGTAGTCGTTGGCGCCGGCCAGAGTGCGGCTGGCATGCCAGGCCAGGGCGCCGGCAATGAAGGTGTCGCCGTGGCGTTTCTTCTTCTGGGCGTCTGAAGTGCGCAGTTCCGGGATCTGGGGCACGCCCTTGATGACGCGCGGCACGCGATGGTCTGTCAGCACATCGGCGTCCATCGGAAGCTCGATCAACTGATCCTCGAAAGCCGCCTTGTAGGGCGGCAGGTTCTCCAGATACCAGGGCTGGGTGGCCTGGATCATGAGAATGCGCGTCTGGCCGTAGTGCTGCGCCGTCTGCTCGGCCATCTGCATGCCCAGGCCGCGCGAGTCGAGCGCCGCGCCCACGAAACGGGGCAGTCGATCGAGGATGTACCACAGCACCTGCAGCTGCTGCTTGAATGGCATGCCACGCAACTCCACGATGAAGGGCGCACGGCGCTTGAGGGTGCGGAGCTGGATCAGGGGAACGAAAGCCGAAAGGTCGCCCACACGGGCGAAGTCCCCGCCCAGATAGCTGGTCACCCCCTCGCCGAGCAGATCCTGCAGGGCATCGAGTTCGGGCTTGAGATGTTCCTCGCACCAGTCCAGGATTGCCAGCTCGCGGGTGCGCTCCGGCTTGAAGGTGAAGTCGGGTGTGCGCTGGTCGCGCAGCACCTTCCATCCCTGGCGCATGCAGCGCTCCACCAGCTCGCGCGTCAGAAAGGCGCCGCTGCCGTGCTTGGGCACGCAATCCAGCTCTTCCTCGGCGTCGTCGCCATAGAAGGCGCGGATCTCGTCCGCCCACTTGGCCTGCGCCTCCAGGCTCCATTCCTCTCCTGTTCTCAGGCAGATGCGGGCATAGAGGCCATCGGCCAGCGCATCGTTGAAGGTGATGCGGTGCACGCTGTAAGGGAAACGTCCGGCGCGGGTGTCCTTGATCAGCTGGTTGAAGGGGTTGTCATCGCCGTCGTGGGTGGAGATCACTCGCAGGTCGCCACCCCAGATCAACAGCGCCATTGCCGCCTTAAGGATCTCAGCCTGGTTTTCATGGAAGGCAGCTTCATCCAGGATCACGCGGCCCTGCTTGCCGCGCAGGTTGCGCGGCTTCGAGCTGAGCGCCGTGATGCGGTTGCCGCTGGCGAACTTGATGCTGAACGCGAAGACGCTCTTTTTCTCCTCACCCTCCAGGAACACGTCTTCCGAGATCTCGATGGCATCGGCCACGCTCTGGAAGTGCTCGGCCCATTGAGCGCAGTCGAGAATGAACTCGATGGCCATGTCCTTGACGTAGCCGATGTACCAGACGTCCATGCCGTCGGCCGCCGCCGCGCACAAGACGGAGTCGCAGGCTTCGGCCCAGCTCAGCCCGATGCGGCGGCTTTTCTCCACCACCTTGACCTTGCTCTTGTCTGCCAGCCAGCGCTGCTGATAGGGCAGCAACACGGCCGGTGCGCGGCGCTCGAACTGGTATTCGGCCTGCTCGCCGAGGGCGCGCATCTCCGGGGTGATGACGGCCATCACGCCGCCCCCTTGGCCTTGGTCGCCGGGATGCCCAGGATCTGGCTGCGGATCAGCTCCACCGTCTCGGCGGTCATGCCGGCCTTCTTGGCCGTCTTGGCCACGTCGGCAGCCACCTTCTCGGCCTGCGCCTGGATCAGCTTGCGCAGATTGATCTCGCGGTCCACCACCAGCTTGTCGGCGCCGGCAATGTCCTTCAGGGCCTTGCCCAGGAACATCAGATCCTCGGGGCTGGCGCTCTCGATGTCGCCGATGCTCTTGAAGGCCACCACACGCAGCATCTCCAGCAGCATGCGGCCGATGTCTCCATCGGGTTCCTTGCCCAGCTTGTCTACCCACACCGCTGCGATCTGCTGAGCCTGGCGGTAGTCCTCCATGCGCTCGCGTGCATTCTTCACATAGCGGCCTACGGACGAGCGTGAAGCCTCTTCGCCTTCCTTGGCGATCAACTGCACGATCTGGTCGATGGTAAGGCGGCCCTCGCGCACGGCAGCGTCCACCGCCTCTTTGACGCGCGGATCGAGCTGCAGGATGCTGCTGGGGCGCGAAGGCTTGCGCTTAAAGGTGCTTTTAGTGGTCATTCCCACCTCTTACGGCATCGGCTTTTTCACGCCCGGCACCACCGCGCGCCCGGCAGCAGCATCGGCACCGCGTGCAGTCAGGGTGGCCAGGGTCACTTCGCTCACAGTGCGCGAGGTCACCAGCTGCTGCTCGGCCAGCCAGGCAATGTCGGTGCGCACCTGGTCGATGCTGGCGCTGTGGCCGTAGATCTGGGCAATGGCGTCACGCAGCAGGAACGCGTTGGCGCTGTAGCCCGGCGTCTCGGCCAGCACCAGCAGCAGCGAGAGGCGGCGGTCCTCGGTCAGGGTGGTTTGAAAAGACATCAGCGGTTCTTCAACAGGTGTTCGTGGATCAGGTTGGTCTGGTGCTCAACCCGTTGCAGCAGCTGCGACTGGCCTTCCAGGCGCGAACGCATCGAGGCCACGTTGTTGGCGATCTGCGCCACCTCCTGGTCGGTTGGCGCGTGTTTCACCGCTTCCTCCAGGATCGTGATCCGGTTGTTCTGGTCGTGGTTGGCTTCGTTGCTGGCCTTGATGAAGCTCGCCAGCTCCTGCGCCACGCTCTTGACGGCCGAAGCGTTGTCGTTGTCCTTGGTACGCAGGTAGCTCCAGATGGCCAGCGCGAACAGCGCTATCCAGTGGCCGATGTCCAGCCAGAACTTGGCGGCGCTGTAATCAATGTTTCCCAAGCTCGTTCTCCCCGGTGTTTGTGTATTTGGAAGGCCGACAGACAAACATGGCATCGGCCTGCAGCCCGATCACCTGGTCCCGGAGGATGTCAGCGTCTGCAGCCAGCCCTCGATATCTTTCTGAGCAGCTTCCAAAAAGCTGCCTTGCGGCGGCGGCTTCTGCAGCGAGGGCGGCAGATCTGGGATCTCCACCGGCGGCGGACAGATCACGCTGGTTGAGGGCGTCAATGGTGCGGCGCAGGCGCTCAGCAACAGCATTGCCAGCAGCAATGCGGCGCCGTGCAGCTTCTTCACGTTGGGCTTGTTCATTGGCATTCCTTTGTGCGTTGTGGTCTCGTTCGGCCTGCTCGGCTGCGCGCTCCCTTGCCAGGCGCTGGGTCTCGGCCGAGTCAATGAGCTTTTGCTTGTCCCATCGTCCTTGCACCCGCTCCTCGCCAATCGCCTCGCCGATGCCGATCAGGTGCGATCGCAAAGCCTGCAGACCCACCCCGATCGCGGCAACCAGGCTGGCAATTACGATGAAGCGCAGCCAGGTCATTTGGGCGCCTTTTTCAGGGTGATGGCGCTGCTGGAGATAAGGCGCAGGGCTGCGTTAAACACCGGTAGCCCGAAGGCCAGCCAGGCAAATAACCCACCGGGCAGCACGCCCTGCAGCACATGGAGCTGCAATTCAGCCGCCGCCAGCATCAGGATGATGGCGTTGAACCACAGCGTTTTGGACTTCCAGCAGGGCTTGCATTTCATGCTGTTACCCCGGTGAAAATGTTCTTGTCTTCCGGCTGCATGCCGCGCGCCAGCCAGGCACGCACGTCGAAGCCGGGGCAGGTCTTGAGCCACTCGAACGGCTCCACCAGGCCGTTGCCATTGGTGTCGGGCGACAGATCCCGGTGGCCGCACACGCCGCCCGCCATCGTGTAGCCCAGCGGGTAGCTCTTGCTGAACGTGCGCTTCGGCGCCGCGCAGGGAATACCGTACTCAGTGAGCAGCATGGCCACCACCTGCTGCAGGCTTTTCCACTGCTGCGGTGTATACCGGCCTTCACGCTCGACGCCTCCCACCAGGCAGATGCCAACCGAATGCGCGTTGAAGTTGGCCGCATGCGCGCCCACCTCGTTCAAGCCCCGACCAGACCACACCTCACCGGTGAGGTCGATCACGTAGTGGTAGCCGATGGAGGGGAGCTTGGAGCTGAAGGCGCGCACAGCATCCGGGGCACGCTTGAAGCCGCGCGCCGCGTGCCAGGCGTTGATGACTTGCGGCGCGTTGAGGTAACCAGGCTTGCCCGGCTCGCCCTGATACAGCGGCTTGCCGCTGGTCGTGGCCGAGCAATGGATGACCACCAGGTCAACCGGCCGGCCTTGCGGCTCGCCGACCTGGTGCGCAATTGAAGTTTGAAAAGTGGGCTGCATGCGGGCGATGTTCCCGCGTGCGCGCGAAGGTGACTACTAAAACGCTTTAGTCACCATATGGGCTGCTCTGGATGTGCAGCCGAGTGGGAGAAGATGAAACCCTAACGGTTTACCGTACCACGCCCGAAGTCTTGGCGTCGGCCACCACCAGCCGCTTTGCATCGCCGTCCACCCAGAAGGTGACAGCGGTGCCGTTTTGCTCACCCTTGAGCTGGTCGAGTTGACCAGTCATCGCGTCGGCGAAGACCGAAGAGACAATGGCCGTAGGCGTCAGCTTGAGCATTTCCTTGTTGGCAAACCGGTCGCCCACGAAGGTGTACACCTTGGCGAAGTCGCAGGGCTTGGCGCATTCGGCCACCGTGCGCACGTTGCCGTTCTTCAGCATGACCTGGTAGAGGTCTCCCTTGTGCCCCAGGTAGCTGAACATCATGAGCTTGACGGCGGCCTGCCCATTCTGGCGATCGCTCTCGCTGATGCCCTGCTCATAACCGTATTCCTGCCCGTCCTTGATGGCGTACAGATGCTGCGGCATGGCAGGCGCTGCAGCAATAGCCGGAGCGGCGCCGGACGAAACAGCCTTGTCACCACAACCCGACAATAGGATGGCTGCGCCGATTGCCAGTATCAGACCCAAAAGAGTGTTCTTCATTGCTGTCTCCCTTTAATTGAATGTCACGCCACCCCAGCGCACCCGGCCGATCACGGCAAAGTCACGGTCTGCGTCTTCATGGCCCTGGATGTCGAACGGCTCATAGGCCGGGTTGAAACTGCTCACGCGCAGCACCTTGCCTGGCAGGCGCTGCAGCTTCTTGACCAGCAGAGCGCCGTCGAGCCGGACGATGTGGACACCTTCGGTGACCACCTCGCAATCGTTCAGATCGGTCAGCACTGTGTCTTTGGAATGCAGCCACGGCTCCATTGATGTGCCGATCACAGTGGTCATGGCAATGTTGTTGTGGGCGATGCCCAGCTCGTAGCGGATGTAGTTCGCATCGAAAGGGCGCATGGTGATGACGGCCTCGATATCACTGAAGGCGCCATTGCCCGCCGACACCTTGATATTGAACAGCGGCACGTAGACGAAGCCGTCCTGCTCCACGGCACGTACGCTTTTTTCTATCCTCGAAGCCGATGGCGCTTTGTCACTGACGCCCTCCAGTAGCTTCACAAGAGTCGTCTTGTAGGCCTTGGCAATCACCTCCAGTTCAAAGGCGTCCGGCAGGCTTTGGCCGCGCTCGATGTTCCAGATCGTGTTGCGGTGCACGCCGATCATGCTGGCGACATCGTCGACCTGCATCGAGCCGCGCGCCAACTTACATCGCTGGCCGAACTGCCGCATGTACTCATCACGGGCGGAGTTTCTAAGCTCCTTCGCCACAGCCCTGTCGGATGTCGCCGCCGCATGGTGCAAGTACCAGTTGACGGGCTCCTCAACAGAAAAAGGCTTAGCGTCGCCGGAAGCCATCGGCGCTGTTTCTTTTGTGTTCATGGTCACTATTCTGTACACGCACATTAAAAAATGCAAACCAGACTTTGTAAGAAGTCCAAAAAACACATGAATTTGGGCATTGGTACAAACCCTGTAGCAAAAATATTTTGAAATTGTGCAGTTTGTGTTCATAATCATGGGCATGAACACAAATAAAGCGACATCAGCACACGGGGATATGCACCCGGCTGACGTGATTGCTGCCCTGCGTAAGCAAGGCACCAGCCTGCGCAAGATTGCCCAGCAGAACGACTACAGCCACATCCAGCGCGTGCTGACCAGCCCCTGGCTGGCCGCCGAGCAGCTGGTAGCCAAGGCGCTGGGCATGAAGCCGGAGGACATCTGGCCGTCGCGTTACAAGAACCCGGCCGATCGCGCCCTGGCATATCGGCAGACCCGCAAGATCGCCATCACCATGCCGCGCAAGCGCAGGCAGACAGCATCGGAGGCCCGCGTATGAGTTGGCATCCAGCGGCGTCACTCGCAGGCTTGCCGGGCCTCCCATCTACACAGCGCGGTGTGCTGATGCGCGCGCAAGCGTCAGGTTGGTCTTGCCGCACCCGCACCGTCAGGGGTGGGCAGGCCTTTGAATATCTCAGCACCGACCTTCCGCCCGAAACCCAGCAGGCCCTGGCCGCACAGGCAGCGGGGTCCGTGAAGCCAGCAGCCGACGCCATTGCCGCCGGCAAGCGCGCCAAGGAAATTGCCCAGGTTCAGGCCTGCGCCACGTCGATGGCCAAGTACGGCATCACCCTGGAGGCGCGCGGTGGCTTTGACCCGGAGCGCAACCCCAGGCTGGATCTGTTCCAACGCTTCGAGAAATACCACGCCCTGCGCGGCACGGCTGTCTGGCCGGCGATCCAGGAGTTCGTGCAGATCTGGGCTGCGGGGCACATCGAGGCGCATGCCAACACCCGGCAGGCGTACCCCACCATCCCGGCCAAGACGCTGGACAAGTGGTACCGCGCCTGGCGCACCCAGGGAGTTGAAGCTCTGCTGGAGCGCAAGCCTCGTAAAGACAAGGGCAAAAGCGCTTTAACGCTTGATGACGAGCTGAACGACGTCTTCATTGCCGCACTGGCTGAAATGCACGACCCGACAGCACGCCAGGTGCAGCGCGTGATCCGTGACCAGCTGGGCAAGGACCGCACCCCGCCCACCAGCACCCTGAAGCGCTGGATGCGTGATTTCAAGGACAGCAACGCACCCGCGCTGCTGATGTTCAAGAACCCCGACGGCTACAAGAACAAGTACCGCGCCGCCTTCGGATCGCAGAGCGACGGCATCACCCGCCCCAACCAGCAGTGGCAGCAGGACAGCACCATCGGCGACGCCCAGCAGCGTGCCGATCTGGCGTTCAACCTGGTGGACGCCGGTACCGGCGAGGTTCGGCGCCACGCCATCATCGCCAGCATCGACGTCTTCACCCGCCGCGCCAAGGTGGTGGTGGCCCCCAGCAGCAGCAGCAATGCGGTCAAGGCCGTCACGCGGCTGTGCATGCTGGCTTGGGGCAAGCCCGAGCAGATCAAGACCGACAACGGCAAGGATTACACGGCACAGGACTACGACTTTGCGCTCGACAGCCTGGGCATCGAGCACATCCTCTGCACCCCCTTCAGCCCGGAGCAGAAGCCCTACGTGGAGCGCTTCATCGGCACGCTGATGCACGACCTGTTCCCCATGCTGGAGGGCTTCGTCGGCAAGAGCGTGGCCGAGCGCAAGGCCATCGAGTCGGCCAAGAGCTTTGCCCAGCGCTTCGGCCTGGGCGGCATCGACCTGCGCATGGGCGCACGCCAGCTGCAGGACATCATCAACGGCTGGCTGGATGAATACCACGACCGTGTGCATTCTGAGCTGGGATGCAGCCCGAACGAGATGGCCGAGCGCCATACCACGCATGTGGTGCGCCTGGACGAGCGGGCGCTGGATATCTTCCTGATGGCCGTGGCCGGCAAGGGCACCCGCGTGGTGGGCAAGCGCGGCATATCGCTGGGCAGCGGCTGGTTTGCCGCCCCCGAGCTGGCCGCCCATATCGGCAGCACGGTGCGCTGCCGCCAGGACGAGCTGGACCTGGGCACGCTGCATGTGTTTGCAATGGACGGCTCCTTCATCTGCCGCGCGCTGGACCACTCCATGCTGGGCATCAACCGGGGCGAACTGGCGGCCAAGGCCCGTGCCATCGAGGCGGCCAGCATCAAGCCGATGGTCGACCAGCTGCGCAAGAGCATGAAGAAGCGCCTGACCAAACAGGCTGTACAGGCCCTCTACAACGAGCGCGAACAGGCAGCAGAGGCCCAGGCCACCAACGTGCACCGACTGGCCCCGCGCGTGCTGGAGCACACCACGCCGGCCATCGACTCAGTGCTGGCCAGCCTGGACACATCAACCCAGGACAGCGCCCGCGCCACGGCGCGCGCCCTGTTCGACGCGCAAGACAACACCAGGCCGGCCGCCGCGCCAGTGCTGCCGCTGGCTACCCCGATCAATCGCTACAGCACCTGGGTGCGGCTGCAGGCGCGCAAGGTACGTGGCGAGGCGATCAGCGCCCGCGAGTTGGAGTGGGCAGAGAAGTACCAGGGCAGCAAGGAATTCGAGTCCTGGCACGAGCTGCATGAAGGTTCTGACCCGATGGCCGACGAGGCCACCGGATGAAGAAAAACCCGCCAGCGCGGTAACGCTGACGGGCTCTCAGTGGGTATCTCAACCGAAGGCAATTCAGTGAAGACAAAGGAAAGTGTATGACAAAGGCAACCGACAATCAATCCGACCTGTTCCAGCCCGGCCAACAGGTCGCCAAGCTCACCAACGTGGCGTTCGCCATCGAGGCGATCAACCAGGTCACTGACGTGGATGACCTGGGCGCCCCGCACATGGCCGTGCTGTACGGCCCGCCAGGTTACGGCAAGACGCAGGCCGCCATGTACCTGGCTCACCCGCAGGGCCGCAATGCGGTGTTTGTGGCCATCCGCATGTTCGACACCACCAAGACGCTGGCCCAGCTGCTGTGCCTGGAGCTGGGCATTGTCACCAAGAGCCAGTGGCCGGTGTCGGTGCTGTACGAGCAGATCGTCAAGCGCCTGCAGCAGCTCGGGCGCCCCCTGGTGCTGGATGAGGTGGACTACATCGCCGAGAAGAACACCATCGACTTCATCCGCACCATCCACGACAACACCACCATCCCGATCTTCCTGATCGGTGAGCAAGACCTCAAGCGCAAGCTGCTCTCACGGCATGAGCGCTTCCACGATCGGGTGCTGGTCTGGAAGGAAGCCGCACCCTGCGATGCGCACGACGTGCGCAAGTTGGCCGCGCACCACGCTGTCGACCTGACCTTCACGCAAGACGTGATCGATGGCCTGGTCAACAAGACGGCCGGGGTGGCACGCCGGGTTTACAACGAGATCAAGGCCCTGCGCGAGGAATGCAGGCGCGCCGGTACCAGCACGCCCACGGTGGCCATGCTGGGCCTGCGTTCGGGCAAGGGGGCACGATGAGCCGCAAGCCCATTAACGTGGAATTACGCGGCCTTAAAACCCCGCGTGAAAGGGTCTGGGAGGCCATGCTGCTGATCGACGCCGGCAAGGGCCACAGCTTCGACAAGACGGCCGTGCAGGACCACTGCGAGCCGATGGTGAGCTGGACGCTGGTTGACGACTACTTCGATGACCTGGAGAAGGCCGGTTTCCTCAAGCGTGTGGGCGGCACGGGCGCGAGCAAAGGCGTGATGGGCAAGCCCATCCAGTTCGTGCTGGCCAAGCGCCAGGGCGAGGTCCCGCGCATCAGCCGCAAGGGTGCCAAGGTATCGCAGGGGAGCGGGAACGAGGCCATGTGGCGCGCCATGAAGGTGCTGCCCAGCTTCGACTACACCGACATCGCCAAGGCCGCGACCCTGGGCGAAGTGCAGGTCACACCGCAGACCGCCAAGAGCTACGTGGTTCACATGGCACGCGCCGGCTATCTGACGACAGTACGCCCGGCCAAGCCCGGTGTGCCGGCCAGGCACCGCCTGGTCAAGAACACCGGCCCGCATGCGCCGGCCATCACACGCAAGAAGGTGGTGTTCGACCGCAACACCGGGGAGTTCGCCGACTTGCAAACACCCCAGGAGGTCTGCGATGGCCTCGAATAAACCCAGCAACGTCCTGCCCCCTGACGTGAAGGCCGCTTTGAAGGAGGCCGTGAGACGCCTGGGATCGCAGAGCCGGGCGGCTGCCGATCTGGATGTGAGTGTCACCGTGGTGAGCACGCTGCTGCATGACAAGTATCCGGCCAACGTGGCCGCGATGGAGCAACGCATCCGGGGCCAGTACATGGCCGAGACAGTGCGCTGCCCGGTCATGGGTGACCTGAGCAAGCGCAGCTGCCTGGACAACCAGGCCATGCCGATGGCCTTCACCAACCCCCTGCGCGCCGCGCTGGGCCGCGCCTGCAAAACCTGCCCAAACCGAAAGGATTTGTCATGAGCAACGACATGAGCAGCGCCAATCGATTCAGCTGGATCAAGCGCAGGGCACGCCGGCTGCAGCGCTTCTATGGCATCCAGCGCCGCCTGGCCATCCATGACGCCTGGATGGACTGGATCAGCTTCCAGGGAGGTGCCGCATGATCACCATCAACCGCCTGCGCCACCGCTGGGTCCACATCAAAGCCTGGCTGGATTCACGTCGAGCCATCAACCAAGCCAGACGCATCAAGGCGCGCACATTGCGCCGGTCGAACCCCGGCTATGACGAACTGAGCAACCCGCTGTTCATTGGCGTCATGACCTTGGCAGTCGCTGTGCTGCTGGTGGATACGAACGATGCCTGGTCGCAGCTCGGCTACCTCATCCTTGCGCTGGGCGATCTCGTCCGGCTGGGAGCCTGACATGGGCGCACGCGGCCATACCTCCATCCTGCGCGAGGCCATGAAAAACCTGCTGTGTCAGCACCAGGACAAAGGCATCCAGTTCTCCCTCATCGAGCAGCGCTTCGGTGCGGTCGATCGTTGCCGGATCATCAAGCTGCTCGAAAACATGCGCCAGTGCGGCGAGGCCCGTTGCGTTCGCTCCAGGCCGCCTTCCTCGTCCACCTGGTTTCCCGGCAGCGATGATTCAGATGGCGCAACAGCCAACTTAAGCCCAGCCGACTGGCGTCGCCAGCAACGCGCACGCCTGGCTGACAAGGCCGACCCACTCATCTTTTACGGTCATCACCTGCCAGGCGGGCGCTGTGCATCGGTATGGGAATACGCACAACGACAACAGGAGAAAACCGTATGAGCTATCCGATGAACCAACAGGAGCTTGAAGCATCCCTGGCCATGACAAGAGAGACGATCGAGCGGCTGAATGACCTGCTGCACAACTTGCCTCCACCTGTCCAGCTCGATGCGCTCTTGAATGCGTACATCCAGATTGGTAATCGGCACGGCCAGATTGAAAAGGTCGCCGCTTCCCTGCTGGAGTTGGGCGGCTCAATCCTGTATCGCCAGTTGGCCGAGCCACGCCCGGCTCGCACCAGCGTGCCGGCATCAGCCGAGCCCGATCAGCACCCCGCACCTTCCATCATTCACTGAGGAGCCCCGCCATGATGCAGATCACCCCCGCCCAGGTGCTCACCGAGCTGAGCCACCACATCGGCCAAACCAACGGCATCCACGTGCGCGACCTGGTGGCCCGCATCACCGGCCAGCTCATCGCCAATGAACCGCAGGAGCGCAAGGTGCGCCAGATCATCACTGACCTGCGCATGGACGGTGCCCACATCTGCGGCCACCCCAGCAGCGGCTACTACATGGCCGAGACGCCCGAAGAGCTGGAGCACACCCTGCAGTTCCTGCGCAGCCGCGCCATGAGCAGCCTCGCACTGGAGAGCCGCATGCGCCGCATCTCCATGCCAGAGCTGATCGGCCAGCTCACCCTGAAAACCTGATTCAACCGCATTTGATAGGAAATTCAAACCATGACTGCAATCGACAACATCAGCAAACGCGCCGAGGTGTATTCCACCGTACGCCAGCTCCTGACCGAGAAGGTCAGCGCCTTCAACGATGGCCTGGCTGCGCTGCGCAAGGACCACATTCCTGGTATCAAGAAAGCCGTGGCCAAAGCCGTCGAGGCCGAGGCCTCGCTGCGCGCCCTGATCGAGGCCCACCCCGACTGTTTCACCAAACCTAAAACACAGGTTTTCAGCGGCGTGAAGGTGGGCTACCAGAAGGGCAAGGGAACGATCAGCTTCGAGGATGCCGACTCTGTGGTGGCACGCATCAAGAAGCATCTTCCCGACCAGGCTGACGTGCTTATCAAGCAGAAGGAGACTCCGGTCAAGGATGCGCTGGCCCAGCTCAGCGCTGCAGACCTCAAGAAGATCGGCGTCACTGTCTCCGAAGCCGGAGACCAGGTCGTGATCAAGCCCGTGGACAGCGAGGTCGACAAGATGGTCGATGCGCTGCTCAAGGATGTGGGAGAAGAGGCATGAACTCGATCTTCCACACCAGCATCGATGTCGGCGAGCGCCTGCAGGTGGTTCGCCACCTCAACCGTGGAAAGTGCGAAGCTGCGCTGGCCAACGTGAACAACGAGCGCCTGCAAGCCACCGTCATCAAGGCCCTGCAGGCCCGCCTGCGCAAGTTCTCCAAGGTGGCCACCACAATCCGCTTTGAAGACCACGGCCAGGACTTCCTGGAGTGGGACCTCGACGCAGCAGGCAAGGTCATCGAGAGCCGCCCTGGTCAAGCCTGGCTCTGGTGCAAGAAGACCGTGACGAACCACGCCAAGCTGCGCAAGGGTGGCAAGGCTCAGATCGACGACGGCAAGTTCATCCTCTATCCGCTGACCGATATGCAGCGCTTCAAGGCAGGTGCGACATGAGCACCATCGCCGTTGTCAAAGCCAGCGCCGGCTACCAGCCCGCCAACCAGCGCCAGGCTTGCAAGAACTGCGCGCAAGGTGAAGAGGTTCGCGCCGACCGCATTCCGCCCTACGACACCGCCACCTGGCAGTGCAAACGCTTTGGTTTCAAGACCACCGCAATGGCGATCTGCCATCAGCACCAGCCCAGGCCCACTACCAGGAGCACCCCATGAAAAGCTACGCACAACTCGCGGCCAGCGCCTACGCCGCCTACTGCAAACACGCCCAGCGCATGGACACCGAAGGCCTGGCCGGCCACGTGCAGACCTGGGAACAGCTCGACGAAGGAACCCGTCAATGCTGGATCGAGGCCACCAAGCAGATCGTGGCCGAAGCCGCCCGGGTGCACTGACCATGACTACGCGCAGCCGGCCGCCGAGGGGCGCGATAGGCCGGTGGGGATTAGCCGTTGAGTGCCCCGGTCCAAGCAGCTCCACCTGTACAGGCAGTTGCCATCAGCCAAAAAACCGACGTTCGCAGCCAGTGATGGTGTCCTCCTTTCCACCAGGCGCTGACCGTATGGCTCCACGAGACGGGCCACAAATTCACAACGAGGAAACCATGCCAGTTATCAACTTCTATCCGCGCTTCGCCGCCGACGTTGCTGCCGGCCGCATCCGCCAGGCCATCCGCCTGCGCAAGGTCAACAGCGGCAACCTGGTCGAGCTGTTCAGCGGCCAGCGTGCGCTCGGCGTCGGCCGCGTTGATGCCGTGCGCCAGGTGCTTGTTTCCTATGACGCCTATGAGCCCGCCATCGTCATCGACGGCCTCAAGCTCGACAGCCTGGCCACGCACCGCTTCGCCCGCGCCTGCGGTTTCCCCGGCGTGGCAGAACTGATCGACTTCTATGCCGACTACTACACCATGCCTCTCAACGGCTACCTGGTCGAGTGGCAGCTGCGAGAAGAGGCGGTGCCGGCATGACGCACGAACTGACCACCCTCTACCAGGCCGCCCTGCTGGCCTTGAGCCAGCCCCTGACCCTGGTCGAGCTGTTCGCCAGCGCCTGCGGCCTGCTGGGCAGCTTGCTGCTGGCACTGAAGGGCAGGGTTGCACCCTGGGGCTGGGTGTTCTTTGCGCTCAGCAACGCCGGCTGGATCGCCTTCAGCTATGGCTACAGCCACTGGTTCTTGCTGGTGCAGCAGATCGGCTTCTCCATCACCAGCGCGATCGGCATCTGGAAGTGGCTGATCGAACCCTGGGGCGATCGCCTGCTTGAACGGCTGATCGAGGGCGACAAGTTGACGTGGTATTGGACAGGAGACCCATCATGAGGCCAGACATTCTCACAGCCGCCGGCCGCTATTTCAACTTCGTCTACCCGAACAGCAACGAGTTCGAGATCGAAGAAATCGCGCACGCGCTGGCCCACATCTGCCGCTACACCGGCCATGTAAACCGGTTTTACAGCGTGGCGCAGCACTCGGTCTACGTCTCCCACATCGTCTCGCCAGAAAACGCCTTGGCCGGCCTCCTGCACGATGCCGCTGAGGCCTTCGTGGGCGACGTGGCCGCACCGCTCAAGCGCCTGCTGCCCGACTACCAAGCCATTGAGAAAAAGGTGGAGGCCGCCGTCCTTACTCGATTCGGTCTGTCCGCCACGCTGCCGGCTGAAGTCAAGCAGGCCGACCTCATCATGCTGGCCACCGAGCAGCGCGACCTCATGCCCCACCACAGCGACGAATGGGAATGGGAAACCATCCCCGGCATCGTCCCCCTGGCCATGACGGTCGTGCCGGTCGATCCGCTCACGGCCCGCGTCCAGTTCCTCAACCGCTTCGCCCAGCTGACAGGGGGGTTGTGATGACAGCCCCCCGTCACTGGCTCATCAGCAAGACCAACCGGAACAGCTCAACGGCTGAAGCGATCAGCTTCACGAGTGCGTTGAAGTCGATAGGTTTCTTTTTACGTCTGCGCATTGGCAACTCCTTCAAGAATGCCAACACAGTATTTCGTCACGACCTGAAATTCCACTTGCGGGTTTTCCACTTCGCAGGAGGTTGCCGTGGCTGAAAACACCAAGATCGAGTGGGCGCACCACACCTTCAACCCGTGGATGGGCTGCCAGAAGGTCAGCCCGGCTTGCGACCATTGCTACGCCGAAGTCAACACCGCCGTGCGCGCGCTGGGCGTGCAGTGGGGGCCGGGTGCTGAACGCCGTCGTACCAGCGCTGCCAACTGGCATCAGCCGCTCAAGTGGAATCTGCAGGCAGCACGCCTGGGCATCCGCTACCGGGTGTTCTGCGCCAGCTTGGCAGATGTGTTTGACAACCAGGTGCCTGAGGAATGGCGCGCCGATCTCTTCGAGCTGATCCGAATCACTCCCAACCTGGACTGGCTGCTGCTGACAAAACGGCCGCAAAACATCATGCGCATGGTGCATGCCAGCGGAGCTATCGCCGGCAATGGATCGCGCTTCCTTCCAGACAACGTGTGGCTGGGCACGACGGCAGAGGATCAAGACCGTGCCGATCAGAACATCCCGGCGTTACTAAGGACGCGAAGTGAACTCGGTGCGCGCGTGCTATTTGTGAGCATGGAGCCGTTGCTCGGACCGGTGGACCTGCGCCATCTGAACAAGGACCGTGAAACCAACGAGATCGATGCGCTCAAGCCCGGACTCTGGGAGGATGAAGTTGAGCGCTGGCGCAATACGAGCGATACATGGGAAGAGGACTTCCTCGATTGGTACGGAACATCAGTTGCTGATGCGCATGGCCCGATGCATCCGCGCCTTGACTGGGTTATCGCTGGCGGAGAAAGCGGCCACGTAGCCCGGCCAATGCACCCCGACTACCCTCGAAGCCTGCGCGACCAGTGCCAGGCGGCCGGCGTTCCGTTCATGTTCAAGCAGTGGGGGGAGTGGAAGCCCATCAACCAGATGGAAGAGGCCGAGCACGGATGCCTCTACGTGTCGAATGTGAAGGCGAAGCCGAACGAGGATCAGGGAACCCTTGACGATATACACGGCCGGCGCTGCACAGTTGACACGACCGTTATTCACCACGACGGGAGCACCCACAGCATCACCGAGCCGATGGCCTTCCTTCAGGGCACCGAGGCCATGATGACCTTCAAGATCGGCAAGAAAGCCGCCGGCCGCCTGCTCGACGACAGAACCTGGGATGAGGTGCCGGCATGAACCAGATATCGATGTTGCTGGCAGCATCCATCCTCGGTGGCCTGGTCGGCGGTCTGATTGCGTTCGAGATCATGCGCCGTTCACTCACACGGGTTTTCTCGGAGCAGCCAGCACAAGAACAGCTGCAGGTTGAATGCATCAAGCTCATCTGCAATATCCAAGCCCGTGATGGCCGTACCCTGATGACGGGCGGCTTCTCCACTGACTACCAGGAGCTGAGCGCCGTCCTGGTCGAACGGTGGCTCGAAAAGCGCGACCTGGTCATGGCCCCAAAAGGCAAGGATTTCAAGGCTAAGGCAACATCATGAGCAAGCTCGCCCGCGACCATCGCAACAGCGACCTGGCCAAAATCCACCTAGCCAAGAAGGCCCTCGCCATGACCGACGAGGACTACCGCGCCATGCTCTGGACGCAGGGCCGCGTGCACAGCGCAGCCGATCTCGACCACACCGGTCGCCAGCGCGTGCTGGCACACCTCAAGGCCTGCGGATTCAAGCCGGCCGCATCGAAAACGGCCAATCGCCCAGCACGTCCTACACCGTCCGCCGATGCGCGGCCCCTGGTGCGCCGCATTCGCGCCCAGCTCATCAGCCTGGACCGCAAGCCCGACACATATGCCGACGGCATCGCCAAACAGATGCTGGGCGACGAAGCACCTCAGTTTTTCGAGTGGTGCCATGTCCGTGATCTGGAGCGGATATCTCAGGCCCTGACCTACCAGCAAAACCGCACAGGAGCGCCTACAAAATGAGCACTTCAATGGTTAAGACAAACGCCGACGTCCGCCGCCACGAGCTGCTGGCTGACGTGGCCGAGCAGACCGCAACTCGACTGATCGAGAAGCACAACATGCCGGAAGATGTTGCCTGCGACATTGGCAATGACCTAGCCGACTTTTTGAGCGAGCACTGGAAGGGGCAGAACGTCTACATGAACGCTGACGCCCAGTTCAAGCTGAGCAAGCGGGATCTGGAGATCTACCATCGCATGAAGCGGGGCAACGCCCATGAGCTGGCGAAGGAATTCGAACTCAGTTATGTCCGCGTCTACCAGATCTACCGCCGCTGCCTGGCCATCGCTCGGAGCCGTACCCAGCCGAGTCTCTTCGAGGCCCCTGAGATGGCTGGCCCCGACAAGTTATCCACAGATGAAAATGTGGTTGGATAACATGGACTTCACTTCCGACTTCGCTGGTGCCGTCATTGGGAGCAAAGTCGGAAGTGCTGTTCCTGCTTTGACCTGATTCCCCTAGAATGAACCCCATGCCAGCCACCCGCCTCTTGCTCTCCGCCCTGGATGCACGCTCCCCCAGCATGGAAGAGGTGGTTTCATTGGGGCTGGACGTGCATCAAGAGGCTTTGAAGCGTCATTTAGAGGCCGTGACGTACAGACTGACAGGGCCGGACCCGCAGCCGGTGTTCATCCCCCAGATCGACCCCAGCGCCCAAATTTATCGTGGTCTGCTGCTGGTGCCGCATGGATGGCCTAAAACGCCTCTAAAGGCCTGATTTCATTGGGTTTGTCCCGCGTCGGCCCGTTTCATCCCGCCCAATCCCGCTTCCTCTGTGATCGTAGACCTGCACAAGATCACCGTGACATCGGCTTAAGGTCGGATGGAAATAAAAACGGGCCGTGAAGGCCCGTTTTTATTGGCTGTCTGGCGGAGAGGGAGGGATTCGAACCCTCGGTAGGGTCGCCCCTACGCCTGATTTCGAGTCAGGTACATTCGACCACTCTGCCACCTCTCCGGGGTGTCTCGAAAGATCGCTATTGTAGCAGCGCTCAGGCGGCGTCGCGCAGTTGGTGCAAGGCCTTGGCAACCTCTTGTTGGCTGACGTCGCCCACTGGTGCAAATTGAGCCAGTGCCGCATCGTCCTGCTGCAAGGCGCGGATGGCCTGGCCAGCGTCCTTGGGGCTGGCGTAAGCAGCGCTTTGCAGCAGCAGCTTGCCTTGCGCATCCACCAGCTTGAAGTAGAACTTCCCGTCGCTTTCACGGTATTGCTTGAAGGCGGGCAAGGCCACCTTGGCAACTTTGGCTTGCTTCTCACCGCCCTGCGCCCGTAGGTCGCGCAGGCCAACAGCATGGCGCAGCTTGGTCGTGAAGGGCGTGGCGATGGCACGCGCCTTGGCGGCGCCGGCCAGCAGCAGGTCTTCCAGCCGCTCCGGATGCCGCATCAAGGACTCGTAGGTTTCGCGCATCGGTGCGATCTCGTGGTCGATGCGCTCGAACAGCACCTGCTTGGCGTCGGCCCAGGCAATGCCGTCGGCATAGGCCTGGCGCAGGGCGACGGTTTCATCCGGTGTGGCAAAGGCCTGGTAGATCTGGAACAGCGCGGAGCCTTCGGTGTCCTTGGGTTCGCCCGGCGCCCGCGAGTCGGTTTTGATGCCGGCAATGAGCTTCTTCAGCTGCTCGCGCGGCGCGAACAGCGGAATGGTGTTGTCGTAGCTCTTGCTCATCTTGCGTCCGTCCAGCCCGGGCAGCGTGGCCACGGATTCTTCAATGGCGGCCTCTGGCAGCACGAAGTGCTCGCCGTAGCGGTGGTTGAAGCTGGCGGCCATGTCGCGCGCCATCTCGATGTGCTGGATCTGGTCGCGCCCCACCGGCACGCGGTGGGCGTTGAACATCAGGATGTCGGCCGCCATCAGCACCGGGTACATGAAGAGGCCGGCGGTCACGTC